TTTGAGGAACACCATTCAAAAATTTTTCAGAATTTCCTCCTTGGTCTGTCGTGGAAACTGATACACCCACCACAGACCCGTCATCCTCTAGGTTTGCCTCGTACTGGACTTCATATTGGTTTTGGTTGGTATCCTCATAGGCATTTGCAATGTTTTCGTAGAAAGGTAATGTTTTGACCGGAATGTAGTTGTCATCTCGAAAAATACCAAGACTTTCTGTGGGGACCGTATACAAAAATTTCCACGCGAAGCCATCGGTCAATTCAAGGATATCTGTGCTAGTGCCATTCGGCTCGATATTTGATCCATTGTTGTTTTGATTATTGTTTAGACAAACATAAACATTTTGAGATGTTGGGCTGTAAACGTAAAAAGGATTTGTGAACCCTGAAACATCAACAGTGTCAGAGATCGCATCCATAGAAATGCCCTCTGTCCAATCGTATCTTGGCAGGAGGAGTGATGCTGAGTTTTGGTCAATCCGTTTCGACAAAAGAATGTTTTTGCGAACGGCTAACTCATTACGCTCAGTTCGAGCATCAGATGTGGCTGCGTCAATACCCGACAGACAAAGGTAATACTTGTCCTCAGAGAAAGATGTAAATTGATCAACAAATGCTTTTGCAATTTGTGTCTTGAAATAGTGATCGTATGTTACTCCGGGCATGTGAACTCCAATATTTTATTTAGTCGGGTACAGGAACTTTCAATTGTGAAAAGAAGTCATCGAGGCGAATATCTTCAAAGGCGACAGTCGTAATTTCATTGCCTGTGGCGGCTTCTGGAATCGGCGCACCAGCAGATGCACCTAAGACATCAAATGTTCCACTCGTTGTGCCAGAAGCATTTTCAAAACTTGCCGGTACTGGGTTGCCTTTGATGTCCACCTGAGATGTAAACAATCCATTGATGACATCGATGGTGATTACGTTTACATTAGATCCTTGAAGCGATCCTGCTCTGTCACTAAATGATGGAAGTTTGCCTCCTTTGATCAGCGAAGTTCCAGTGTTTGATGCTCCGTGTCCTGATGGTGCGTCAATTCCAGCACATGGCGACTGATCAAAAGGCACGGTCGCAATGGCGATAACTTCACCGACTGCTGTGGTGGCATTAGGAATAGTTTGTGTGACTGTATCTCCAACGGCAAGATCGCTGACCGAAGAACTTGCTGAGGTCACTAGCATTCTTCTTTGTCTACGAGACACCCTACCGATTGAGTCAAATTCAAATCCTGATCTAACCTTGTCCAGTTGTGCATCAGTTGATCTACCGACTGACATCAAGTTTCTTGGGTGTCTAAAGACAATGTATCCACCGTTTGGATCTGTGCCAAAAGTGATGCTGTCTGTTGCACGCATTTTTGGTTGGAAGGCAGGTGCAGGCTCATATCCAAACACTCTATCTGACTCTCTAAAATTGTTGAGCAAAAGTTCTGGAGATACATCTTCATCACCACCATAAACACCATTTCCAAGTGGTGCATTTTCATCAGTAAACGGAAGTTTTAGATCAACAGCCTCAGCCGCTCCAGTGCCACTTGTTGTTCCAAAATTAGCAGGCGTGATACCACCAAAGCCAGAGGGGTAGTAGTCAACAAAGGTTCCCACTTTGAGTGAGCCACCGGGATTGACAGTATCACCACGAAGATCACCAGTTGTAGAAAAGGCATATGCAAGATAGTTTCCAATTTTTGGTGTGAGTCCTTGGAAGGCTCGTTCTCCAGCCGGTGAAATACTTTCACTCGAAGTGAATCCTTCAAGACTCAGCCCTTCATTGAAAACATACTCCGCAAGCATCATGCTACCAGCGGGGTGAAACACCTTTTTGACAATGCCAGCATAATCACTCAAAGCCTTTTCTGTGCGGATTTTGTAGGCGTACTCTTGATAATTGAAATTATTTTGTATTCTTGACGATCCAGATAGTGTTGATTTGTCTGATGAAAAAAGAACTTCCTCTGATACTTCACCACGACCTCCAACAATTTCAAGGGATGCCCCCGATCCCTTTGGTGTTTGAATACTTACTGAGTAATCACTTTCTGTCGTAAAAATTCTAACAGGCTTTCCAAGAGGTTTTGATATTGATTGAATTTGACCCAAGGAGGACACATCATCAATAACAAGTTTGGCTATGATTTTATTTTTGCTGTCACGAATAAGAACAGTCTCACCAATACTAAAATCTAATCCATCTTGTGTCACGCCATTGATTAGTCTTGGTTTTACCTCTTTCAGAAGGTTGAAAACATTTTCTCTACGACTACGAAGATCATTTTTTCTAAACTCAACAGGCAAATTTGGCTTGAACTCTCCGACTCTGCCTTTTAGGACCACATCCGCATAATCCGCCTTTGTCGCAGCATCAACTTTGAAAATAATATTATCAATAAATGCGGTTGCATTTATAATTGACCGTTGGTCATCTAAGTTTTCACTTTGAATTACTTGTCCACCAATAAAATCTAAAAGACCCTCGCCTCTAGTCCTACTTGTAATAATAGAAACTGAATTTGTGTAATCAGAATCACCGATGGTGAAAATTTGATCTCGTGGAAAATCAACATCAACTGTCTTGTTGTATAAAACTCTAAAAAGTAAATCAAGGGATCTTGGATTACCTTTTTCCCCATAGTAGTCTTTGATATTTTTGATAAGACTTTTTTGATCAACGTCTACATGCAACTCATCGGGAAATCTATAAAGGTAGGTTTGTTTGAAAAACTTCAAAAATCCATTGAGAGTTTTATCAAGGTCTGTATACGTTGACACACGAACCGCCTCGGCTCTTGTGTTGCCTTGAATTTCAGTATACTCAAGGTAGGCTTTCAGAAATGAAACAAATAGCGGATTGTCCTCCACGACAAAATCTGGAAGAACCTGTTTGAGTAGTGTTGAAAATCTTTCGTCAACAGATAGTGGATCTGTCGAACCAAACGTGGGTTCGCTAAACGGCTGAAAAGGAAGTAGTAATGAACCACCATATGGCATTAGTAACCTCCACCACCACTACTAGGTGTTGACGGTGTGCTAACGCTCGACCCACCACCTGTGCTTCTTGTGTCTGAGACTGTGGGTGTTGTGGTTGTGTTTGTTGATGCAAGGTTCACGGAGATGGATGATGTGCCTACAAAGTCAGATCCAGCGGAGGAAGCGACAACTCTCCTATCGGGTCTGTCATCTGCAAAAGTTGTAACCAACGCTCTTTGGTTATCATTTACATCTTGAAGCAAAATAAATCGTTCGCTTGAAATGATCCTATTTCCTGTAATTTCAGCATACACACTAATAGATCCAGTGAATGATCTCAGAGTTGCAGAAGTAATTCTTACAATACCGTTTTGATAATCAACTGTTCCAAATTTTTCAATCAATATGACCTTTTCACCACCGATCATCTCATACAAAACAATGTTACCAAAACCATCGTCCTCAAGAAAAACGCTTGTAGTGCTGCCATCAGTATTCACATATCCGAAGTTATTACTGCTAACCACCGGCTTGTGACCATCATGTGGGTGAGAAATAGCATTTTTGAATTTGATCTCATAATTTGAGTTTGAATCCACTGGTTGAAAACGATACTCAAGGTTTGGAGTAATCACCATTGACTCTATTTCTGGCAAAGCATCAAGTATAGTTTTTTGCATTCTAGAGATAGAAAGAACAGAAAAGAAGTCAGCGGTGTTGTCTTCAAAGTAATCTGATATCGTTGATCTTACAGAGGCTTGAATACTTGCGTCATTCAATACGGTCTGACTAGGATCAAAAACAACACTTGCAGAATATCTAAAGTAAAGTGGGATTGTGTCAACGACTTTTGGTGCGACACTAACTGAACAACGCTTCGACAAGAAATTTTCGATAGAGGTTTTTATTGAGTCAGTAACAATGGAAGCATTGTTTGGTTTTAGTGCGATCAAAACTCTACCAAACTCAGGCGGATCGGCATTTTCACCACCGTAGACATAAACAGACTTGAATCCAGAAAAATTGTTTGTAATCAAAGCCTCAAAGTCTGACGCAGTGACAGCACGGTTTTGTGAAGCGAATGCTTTTGGAGCGTTGTAACGAATACTTGAAATTGTTTCAACGTCTGATCCACCAGAGGCAATGCTCACCACATCGACAGTTGAGTTGGGAGAGTTGTATGTAAAAACCCTATTTGTTGGTGAGTCGTTGACACCTATGCCGTTTACAACAGCACCATTTGTTTTCAAATATGAAACGGTGATATAATTACCCGCGTCGAGTTTTCTTCCAGTAACCCCATCACCAAAGTAAATTGAAAATACACCATCATAATCCTCTTCAACAAAGTAAGCGTTTGTTGTAGATGTAATAATATTGTAGTTGTTGCCTTCACTCCATACATCATCGACACCAGAGTTGTCAGAGACAGAGGTGAAAACTTGCACCTTTAGAGTTTTCGTGTCAATGTCTTTATCGGGTAATCTAAATTTGTTGCTTGTTTCCCCTGACGGAACAACGAAAGAAAAACTTCTAATTGTTCCTTCTTGAATCACAAGATTTTCAATTTTCTTTCCCTCACCTTCACCTTCTTGTAGAAGTGCAGGTTCGGTATTCGTGAAGTTGTAAGTCCGATTTCCAGCCCGTGCCTTGAAGAGACTACCACGGGGAAGTGTGTTCGTTCTAACAGCAGGGAGGTTGGCATTTACCACCGCAGTCGCCGCAGTTTTCGATCTGGGGGTGTACCCTAAAGATTTGGCGTGTGATACGACCGACGATCTCTTCACTGCCGTATCAAGAAACAACTCGTTGGCAATCAAGTTATTGTAGATGCCTTGATAATGTGTAAAATATGAGAGAACATCAAGAAGAACAGTTAGACCAGACCCCTCAAAATTGTAGTCAGAAAATTCAGACTGATTTTTGAGAAAAGACTGGATGTTAGCCTTGAGAGTATTGAAATCTAATTCGTTTACTTGAAGTGATTGTCTTTCTGTTGACATTATCTGACCCTTTCAAGGTTGACACTGATTTTGATTGGCTGTGGGGAGTTGATTGGAGTGAACTTGATAGTGACACTGAAAGCATTTCTATCCAATTCAGGCACGACATTTACCTCATTCAAATAAACTCTAGGTTCATTTTCAACAATCGCCTTTTCTACAAAGACTTTCAATTTCAACGCTGAGATAGGATTTACATTTTCAAATAATTGTGCGGTCACGTTTCCGCCAAAAGTTGGTTTGAACGGCTTTTCTAAAAAATTGTAAAGAACAATGTTTCGCACAGATCGTTTGATAGCCTCATTATCACGCAGGATGTTTACGTCCTTTGAAATAGGGTTGAGGGTAAAGTCAAGATCGAGGTCTGAAAAGCGGCTCATATGTTATATCTATGAAAGATTTAGTAAACCTTTGAGGTCTGGTTTTGCAATTTGTCCTAATAGTTTTTGACTGAAACAAGGATCTTCCATCATTGTCAAGACGGAAAAGCCAAGAGATGTTTTTGAAATGTAGTCCAAAGCGGCAAAATAAGTCGCATTGTCGGATTCTATGAGATTTTCAATACTCACTTGCAAATCCAGAACATCACGACCAAGTTGCAAAAGATTATCAACTTGTTCCGCTTTGAACCCAGTAAGATTCAATCTTCCATCCTCTGTTGTAGGGAATTCGTCTAAGAAACCACGAATGTTTCCGTTGATCAAAGAATTGACAGAATCATACAAGGCTTGTCCGGGTCCAAGAATACTTCCAAAGAATGGTGAGTAGTGGTCAACCAATACCTCACCAATGTTCCCAGAGTCCAAAGCATTTTTTACATTATTATAATTTTGTGCAATGGCTTGAAGACCAGTCAATCCGGGCAAATCACCAATACTTCCGCCTGCCTCAAAGCCCTCTTTGTAATTGCTCATCCCAGATAGTCTATAAGCATGACTTTGAAAATTATCTGATACCTCTCTAATAATTACAAGTTTTTCTGAGAGATACTCCGAAACAGTGACGGGTCTTGGAACACCAAAGTCATCGAGGGTTGTCAAAGCAGGTTGCCCATTTGCTAAAAGCAATGGTGCGTCAAAAGAGTTTGCAAGTTCACCTATCATTGTTCCTGCACCTTCGATAACACCATTTACTGCACCCTCGACAGGGCTACGAAATGCTTCACCTGTGATCACATTTCGTAAAGTGTTTAGTGTGGACTCAGGCAAAGGCAGCGGTGGTTGATCACAACCGCTAGTATTGAAAAGATCCAAATTGATAAGTTGACCCTGACCAACATAGTCCTCAGTTGGACCAACTTCTGTTTCATTATCATCAAAATCATCTAAGTCCTCTGGATCAGAGATCACTCCCGTAAGAGGATCGTACGCTGAAACACCGAGTTCATTTGTTCTTAGGTAAAGGTTAGTATCTAATTCCAATCTTTGAATATTAGACACCATGTTATTGAATTGATCTAGTGTAAGAAAAGATGATTCTAGAGGTGGAAAATCTAAATTTTCATAACTTACCGTGTGTAAAAAATCCAAATCAAAGAAAGCATCTACACCACCCATCAAGGATGATGGCGGTGGGTCTATCCCGTTGGTGATACCGTCGTTGTTGTAATCACCAAGAGGATCGTATCCGGGTGCTGTTGTTGGCTCGGACGTAAACGACTGTTGGTAAATACCAGTTATTTGCAGGGGTTGTATTTCTTGTACCTGCTGCATGATGTTTGGGAAATCTGGATCTCCCTGTTCTAGAACCTCATCATTTTCATAAATTAGCGGCAAAAAGAGTTGACCAATACCAATATCGATGTCGTCAAAAGTAGTGGCAAATGTTTCTGGTTCGGTGGAACCCTCTGGAATTGGTAAACTCCACCCCTTGATGTAAGGAGCCTCACGATTAGTGTATAGCAAAAAATTTCTGATACCGGCTGTAGTTTCAACCACCAAAGATGGGAATCCATCCGTGTCATAAATGCCGAACATATTTACAGCGATTTTGCAGTTTGGAAACGCAACTTTGAAATTTCTTGCCCTAAATGAAACAGCCTGTAAAAAAACAAGGGCTGCGGAAGAAATTGCATATTCATTAATATCAGTGTTTGCTCTATTTGTGCCAAAAATAGATGAAAAAATCATCGATGGTGAAGCCACCCGTCCATCTAGATTGCTAAGATTTGGATCAAGTGTAGAATAATCACTCACAACCGTATTGAAATCTAAAATAATTGTTTTGTCCTGCACGGCTTCCACGCCACCTAGAATATTTGCATTGACATAATCGATCAGATTGGTTGCATATGAATTGAAATCAATCGCAGCATTCCTCCATGTGAGCAAATCTGGATAAGAAGTGACACCTTCAACAGAGTTTGTGCTGATGACGATAGCCTCGTCTGCTAAAGCCTCTCCGCCGTTTTCCGTAATGATTGGACAAATAACTTCATAGTCAATATCAGGAGTTGTCAAAAAGTTTTCAGAAACCGCTGTGTATAGATTTGTTGTCATGTTATACCTCCACCCAATACGAGCCGCTCACCAAACTCATAAACACATACAAACGTCCATGTTTTTGGTCAAACCATAGATCACCGTTTTCCGCTGCTCTTGGTCGCTGAACACTCATATAAGGCACTGTGCCTTTATTTGTTCTATTAGAAAATCCTCTGGTCAAATTTGGTCTTTCGTACGGTGCTGTTGAAACAACATTCAATGGTTTTTTCGCATTGACGTAAGAGAATAGTTGCATTTCATTTTGTTTTAGTTTTTCAATGTCCTCAACAGAAGCATTTCTAACTTGAATGGGATAAGCAAAGGGTCTGATGTTTTGATTTTGGTCATACGTCGCACGCATCACATCAATTTTTTCATCAGTCAGTTCTGGATGTGCATTTTTCATATTTCCATTTGACAATGGAGTTTGAAAGTTGTGTAAAGTATTACCCGGAGTGATCATTTGAACAAAATGATACCTTGCTGTTTGGCTTGACGGATAAGATCCTCTGTCCCCTGCATCGTTTGTAAAGTTTTCTGAGTACGCTCGCTCCTCTGCGAAAATAGTAAAAACAACGCCCTTGCTTTCAAGGTATGAAAAATAAGTAGTTGATTCTTCTGACACCGGACTTCGCTCAGAATCTTTGTAAAATTTGCTGTTGATTTGTAATGCCAAAGACTCTTGAGTTACATTAGTTTTTTCTGAAACAGAAGTATCTGTAATGTAGGTTGGTCTTGAAACAAATTTTTCTTGTGCATTTGTAATAACCTCTCCGGTTCCCGTGTCCGTTTGTTGTTGTGGAACTGGATCACTGACAGGAGCCACGGGGGGTGTAGGAGTCGTTGGTGTTCTTCTTGGTGGGGTGTAATTATTATGGTATGACATCATGCACCTATGTTTACATTAGAAGAGTAAGTAGAAATTGAGTGACCACATGATCCAACATCACCCGCTTTTGAAAGTCCGATCCCCCCACTAAAAACGCTGTTGGATGATGACACAATAACAGGAGCCGAGTGGGGAGGGTCACCATGACCGGCGATTTTTGAATTTAGGGTGGCAGGATCAAGACCATTTATTTTTACATTTACAGCGTTAGAAGTCGTGATGCTTCCTCCGCACAAATCTGTAACTCGTCCTGCTGGATTACCCATGTTAGTTTAGATCAATAGGGCTACCACTGACCTTGACGTTCGCTCCTTTCAAAAATAATTGCCCGTCTGCGACAATATCAATATTTCCTTTTGCATTCATATCAATATTTTGATCCACCACTATGTTTGCATTTCCACCAACTGAAATATTTGAATCTCCATCAATGTCAATATTTACAGTGCCTTGAATATGAACATTATTGTCACGAACAACCACACTGTAGTTATCCCCAACAATCTTGTTGACTCTGCTACCGTCTGGATGAATCTCTTCAAAAGTCCCTGCACGATGGTATGTGTGAAGTCTTTCTGATCCCGGTGTGTCATCCACCTCACGGATGTGTCCGGTTTCTGACTGGAAGACTTTATTGGTCGGATACTGGGCGTTGTAGGGTGTCTCAGGCTCAGTAAGGGTTTCTTTTGATCCACCCCCACTCGGAACACTCATCTCATCAAGATTCTCCCTTTTCGACTCTACAATCGTGTTCTCGACTTCGCCTCTTGCAAGTCTGTTTGTATCTGGCTCGTTCAACAAATCTTGTAGAGGGTATGTCCCACTCGGATCATTGAAGCCCTCTTGAGCGTTGGCTTCGGAGGTTGGCATTGAAGCAATCGTGCCAAAGTATACAGGCTGTTGAGCGTCAACCCCATCACGAAAAAACCCAACAACCCATGTGCCGGTCACCGGACCTAATGGAGTGTCACCGATACCAGTGACAGAGGCAGACGTAATCGGAGTGATGGGTGTCGCCCAAGGCAAGTCTCCGGTTGGCAAATCTTGTTTATTTTCTGTATGGTAGCCGAGGCAACGAATTTTCACACGACCCATTTGTAGAGGATCATCGCGGTCTTCGATCACACCCTGAAACCAGCAAAATTTTTCATTATTCATTGTTCCTCCGAAAAGTTCTGAGATGTTGGGACTGGCTCGCCTCTAAAATTTCTGACCAATTCAAGTGAGGTTTTGTATTCATCACTTTTGTCTGCTTTCAGATAAATTCTGTGGTGCAAACCCTTGATAAGATATTTAGTGCTTTCTTGTGGATTGCTCTCTCCCTCGTTTTCAACTTCGGTGTTTGTGTCATCTTTCATAATTTGCAGAGAAACAGTTTGCCCTGCCTCAAGTTTTGAGTTTCCAGAAATCTCAATGGATCGTTGTGTGTCATTGTGCAACGCATGATTTATTTTTTTGAAACGGTTCACAGAAAAGTTGTCATTATAGCCCTCGTCGTATCTTGAGGTGCAATCGTTGACCATCTCAATATCAGACTGAGAGTAAGACTCAGTTTCGTTTGCTGACACAATTGGCTTCATCGTATCTGATTCAAGTCTGGGAACAAATGAATCAGTGATGTAAGAAGTATTGAATGTTTGTATATCTTTTCTTGTAATATCAAAAAGAATTTCTTTTGATGAGAAACCACCGCTTAGAATTTGTTTCGGTCTGTCAAACTCTTTACCGTAAGAAAGACTTCTTGCAACGTGCGTCGAGTATGTCAGGTCGTCCATTTCGGAGTTTGGTCTGTTGACCTTGGTATTAGTAAAAAAGTCAACCTCTGGCTGCAAATACAACTCAGACAAATTTTTGAATTTGAAGCCGGACAGGGTTTCATAAAAAACATATCCAGTGTCCACACCATCTGGATCTTTGTAACTCAAATTACAAAGTTGATTGATCATTTCAGATGGACGTTTGTACGGAAACGCATACTGATACACACCGTTTGTTTCATCAGCATCCAACACAGCACCGTTGTATTCCTCAGCAACAATGTCACTTGCAATTCTCGCATTTGTTCCTTTGAATGATTTGCTAAACTTGCGAGTCAAGTCATAGTACCCCGCCAAAGAAATAAGTCGTAGTGTGGCAATTGAAACTCGTTTTGTTTTGTCACTCAACTTACTAGCCTGACCACATACGCGAAGTGTGATTGTTTTTACTTCTGGATCAAGAGGTGAGCGAAATGTGATAGTGACAAACTCACGACCAATGACAGGAAACTTTCGTAAAAATCCTGTGCCGTCAATAAATGTCATCGTTCCTGTAATGAAAGGTGAAAAAATATTCTCATAGAAACCAATGGAAGAAACTGCACTAGCGATAGGAATCTCTCCACCACCTGCCGCAGATGACATGGTTATGTTTTCGATGATGA